TGCGGGACCTTCTTTAGCTCTCATCGCATCAATTAAAAAATCTTTATCTCCTGCGGTTCTAAAATTTCTAAAAGGGTCTTCAGCAAAACCAACAATTGTATCACCTTTATATTCAAAAGGGGTTTTATCTAAATCGTGTCTATGTTCGGCAAAATCGTCAGTACTCATACCAACTTCTTCGCCGTCTTCAGTTTTTACAACAATTTTTGTTGGCATATGAACAATATTGTCATCCCAATCAAAAGCGTAATATTTCATGTCTGGAGTCCCTTCTCCTTTAAAACCTTCTTTAATTTGTCTTTTCATACTTTGGCAATTAAAGGGGACACCGAAGTATCCCCGTTAAATTTATTAGATATTTTCAAACGAAGCTCCTGTTGGAGTAATGAAGAACTCAATGTCAATGAATTCTAATGCCTTCGTTGGTTTTAAGTAGATTTTACCTACAAGTCTGTTAGCGTCTAAATCTTCAGGTGTTGAAGATACAGTTACACGGAAATCGTACAAACCTCTATCTCTTCTAATTGAATCTAAGATAGGGTTAACACTATCCAAGAATTGTTGTCTAACTACTTGGTCATTTTGTTCAAACAATAATCTAATTGCAACTGCTGAAATTAATTTACGTGCTTGAAGTAATAATCTTCTTACATTCAATCTGTTAAGTGCAGTGTCCGCAACTTGTAATGTTTTATTACCCCAAATTACTGTTCCAACGTCAGAGAAAGTTGCAATTGGGTTAATTCTACCTTGATACAATGTATCTCTATCTGTTTGTGTAAGTTTTTGTCTCGCTTTGATTGAATTAACAAGACCTCTTGTGTAACCCGCAGATGCGAACCAAGGGAATGAAATGTTATCTGTCAACGCTAAGTTTCTACAAACCTCACCAGTTGGTGGTAAGTAAATTTGTGTATTATTTACTGTATCCCTTGTTAAAATCCAAGGATAGTAAGTTGCTGTATAGTTAGAATCAATTCCTGTATTATCCAAGTTATCAACCGCTTCTTGCGAGTAAATAATGTCTTGAGGATTTGTTGCGTCAGGAGTAAACATGTTGTAGTCAGGAGTTGTAGCTATATAAACCGAGTCAGCTCTTGAGAATTGTACCATGTCAATCGCCTCTTCAACAAGGTTTGAATTGTTAACATAGTCGATACTTGAAGTTGCAAACACGTTAATGTTTGTTGCTTCAGGATTTGAGAACGTTAATATACCAAGTAAATAAGCGTAGTAATCGGTATTTGCAAAATCTTGAGTATTGTTTTCTATAACAATTCTTTTAAAAATACCTTCACCTGTTGCGGTTGGGTATCTTGAAGATGGAGATGCTCCCGCTAAATAACCTGTAGCTCCTAATTGGAATCTATCTTGGTTAGTTCTCCATTCTCTATAAATGTCCCATCCATCAAATCCACCTGCGAAACATACAGTATATTTTCTTGAAAATATGAAGTAATATGGGTTTTCTTGAGTTTCAGGGTCTTCTCTAAATTCCGCAACACCACACTCAAACGCAGTTTCACCACTTGACATTGACGAGATTCCAATTGTAACTACAGTTGCTCCTGAGTCCATATGGAAACCTTTACTGATGACATTCCAACGTTGACCCTCAACTAAAGGATTTGAAATCCAATTTGAAGGATTTTGTTTACCTTTATATGTTAAGAAAGACTCATCAATACCAAATTGACTTGAAAATCCTAAATAACTTCTTCTAACAATATCACCTGCAGATTCAACTGGTGCTCCACCTGCGTTTGTACCAAAAGGAGGATTATAAATTACTTCACCAGGGAAATAGTATTTTGTTTTATATTTTGGATATGGTGAAGGATAAATATTATAATCTAAATATTCTCTTTGAGTATATCCGTAGAATCCACAAGGTAATGCATCAATTGGAGCTTCATCAGCCATTTCCACCATTAGGTATTTTGAAATTAATGCGAATTCACCGTTAGAAGAACCTATTTTTTTAGCGACAAAGTTATTTGAACCTGGGTCCATATTACAATTTGTGAACTTTTCAATAACAATAGGGTTTGCATCAGTATCAAAGAAATTTCTAACTAACACATCAAATGACATATTATTATATGATAAGTTAGCGATAGATACTTTAATTTCTGTATTTGCAGAATCACCATCAGAAATTGAAATAAATTTAAATAAATTGTAAACTTTATTACCTCTCAATTCTGAAACTAAAAATGGAGTTTCGGGTGATTGATATCTTTCTAAATTGTATGCAATTGAAGTTGATTGTTCACTTCTAGCTTCAGGTAATGCTATTAGTCCACAAGCTAAACCACGAATATAACCTTCATTGTAAGCGTAGTTTAATGATGCTTGGTAAGCCTCCTCAACATAAATCGGAACTTCAAATCTTGATTTACCAAAATTATCAACCCCCAATACTTTAGTTATGTATTTTGCAGAAGAAGCCATTAACGAAGTTTCAAATGTGAATGTTTCATCATTTCTAGTTATACCCGATAATAAAAATGTTGAGTAAGGTGATTTTGTAATACCTGAATATTGTCCTGTGCACACTAATTGTAAATCTGTAAGACCACTTACTTGGTAAACTGGCCCGTGATTTTCACTTGTACTACTATTTTGAAATAAAGATACACCTCTTGAACGAATAGTACCTACAATCATATTATTAAATTCTGTGTATGCAGTACCTGTAAATGTGTATGAATTACCAACAATAGTACCTGTAAATGTGTTAGATGCTCCTGAAACTAAGTTTGATACTGTATAGTAGAATGAATAACCAGTATAATTGTTTGTTGTTGAGTCATTGTTTTCAAACTCAAAGTTTGCATAGTACCAAGAATCGTTAGCACCTTCAGTTAACTCATTTTGAGTAAAATTATTTTCACAACCATATGGATTATAATCAGTTGTGTATGTGTTAGTTAACGTTTGATAATCTGTTTCAGGAATTGCACCATATATAACTGCAGTAGTTGCAGATGTTGATGGTAAATCCATGATTGAATCTAAAAAATTATTAAAATCGTCTTGTAATGTTGATGTTGTACCGTCTTGTAGTCTATATTGTACATTTAAATTAGCACTAACTTCGGCAGGTAAAGAACCCCCAACAAAGGTAACTGTATTACCTGTTGAGCTTCCTGTGAAGTTCGCACTAAATGGAACACCAACAGATGGGTTTCCAATAGTCGTTGGGTCTACATTGGCTGTAACACTAAGAGACCATGAAGGACCTGCGTCATAACCCGATAAACCCAAAACTCTGGTAACAAACAATTGGTTTGATTGTTGTAAATATGATTTAGCAATGTATGCTGCCTCATATTTTGGTATTTGAGTATTAATAAACTTAACGGGTTCTGTTCCCCCGAAATAAGCTTGGAACTCATCATAATTCGTTATGAATACTGGTTCGAATGCTGGACCTTTTATTGTTTCTCCAACAAGACCTAAAGTCGTTACACCCACACTTTGGGCTACGAAAGATAAGTCGGTTTCAGATGTGTATACGCCTGGTGATACGAATACTTTTTGATTTGCTTGTGCTGTTGCCATTATTAAATTATTCTGTTACAGATTTATTTTATAGATAAATATTCATTATTATGTGAAAAAACTTTACTTTTGGGTAAGTATTTATAAACGGTAGGAATTAATTCTACCTTTTTTCTCACCATGAAAACAAAGAAAGAAATCAAGAACATAAAAATATCCCCTGAATCACATGATATACTGAAAAAGTACTGTGATAAGAGGGGAATTAAGATTTATAAGTTTTTAGAAAATTTAATAATTGAAAAATGCAAAGAAAAAAAAGATATATACGGAGAGGATTAAATTAACTTACTATTAAAAGTAATTTTAGATTCTTGAGTATTATCAATCTTTGTAACTTCAATCCTTAGAATATCATTAGTTGTAATTTGAATTACTGAAACATCACTACCATAATAATCATCATTAATGTATACATCATATGTATCAACATTATCTGTTCCCACAAGAGACATGTCCGCACTAAAGTCAATCATGTCAATTAATGTTGTATTACCTGAAACAAATAAAAAATTAGATTCAAACTCATTTGGGTTTTCAGGATATTTGTTTCTTCTTGGTCTTCTTGTTGTAGTGTCTAATTCAATTAATTGAGTTATTCTTTGAATTGCGGGTTTAATTTCAAATTCATCCTCATCGATTAGATACCCCAACATTGTAAAGTCATAATTCTGAATATAGTATTTTCTTGCGTCCATAGTCATTTGAGATTCGTCTGAAACATTATCTAAAATAATTGGAACGTATTGACCCTTAATAAATGTGTATGCCTGTCTTGATGAAAATGTTTGCATAACAACTTTATTAAGTTGATTAAGCTCTCTCATTCTGTTACAAATAATTTTAACACTATATTTGATATCAACAGGAACAGGTTGTGGAATTGTATAAATGTCCATACCTTGTTCATTACCATTCCAAGTTGGAACGGATGCATAATAAAATTGTTTTCTATTTGGAATTGTATATTGAAGTGATGGGTTTGTACCATACTTAACTTCAGGTTGTCTAACAACCGTAATAAATGGTGGTGACGGATTGTAATCTAAATCCACAAACTTCCAAGTTTCTAAATATTGTGACCAGTTTTGCGTTGTAATAATAATATCCAACATAGGTACAATTTTTCCTGCAGTAACAACTTCAAGTTCTGTTTTAACAAAATCCAACATACCCCTATCCAAATCAGCGTGTAATACCGACTTAGGTAAATAAGTTCCGTCCTCTTTAATATACTCTAAAAGTTGTTCTCTTCTTTCAGATAAAACTTTTCTTGGTACTAAAGGTAAGGTTGGTTTAACTATAGTTTTAGGTAATGGCATTATTTTATTTTACAACAAATAGTTTATCTTTTGCGTTTATCATATCAACTTCTTGTGCATAATAAACAGGCTCTTCTGTATCCTTAAATACAAATGTATCGTGTTTGTATGGGTTATATGTTACAACTTTATCTGATGATGGTGTTGGCATTTCATCACAAGGATATTCACAATAGTCCAATAATTTTCCAATCACAAATGCGTGAACATTTTTTGATTTTTCAGAACGAACTTTTTCTTTACCACCTTGTCTAACTCTAAATTCAACATCACCCAATTTAACATAATCTGCATACATAATAACTTTACTGTCATAGGTAACTGAAAAAGTATGTTTGTGTAAATTATAATACACCATAACTTTTTTACCAATAAATAAAGAATCAAATTGTGATTCGGTAATTACAACTTTCATTAAATTCCTCTAAATTCGTTTTCACTAACATATGTTGCAACAATTGTTCTATAGAACGGTTTGTAACCTGCATATGTATGTTTATTGTCAGACCTTACGTATCCGTCATCACTAACAGAATAGTATCTAACTCGGTCTTCTGTTTCATAATAACCAAGATAATCACCTTGAAAAATCTCAACGCCTAAATCATCAAGTTGTTTTTGATAAACCGAGAATTTCATATTACCAGGTTCTTGTTGTTCAACCCTAGAATTACCCAAAAATTTATTGGTTGGAGCCATAACCTGAACAAGACCTTTTAATTCAATAGGTGCCAAGAATTGTATTCCATCTTCTAAAACCTCACCATATACACTATCAGTCTTTGTTTTATATCGGTCAATACGATATAACACAACCGTGAAGTTCATATCACCTTCTAACCACTCTTGACCCATATTGGTATCCAAGGCGTAGTCTTCTCCGCCAAAAAACTTACCTAATCTTGTAATTGGAACTAATTTTTGCATATATTGATAAATACTCAAACTTCAACTATATTTAATACAAACTTTTATTAAAAAGAATGGAAATAAGTTTGGAGTCAAAAGCGATGGCGATTCTTGAGGTCTATGAGGGTGGTAATAACTATCTTTTGGAATTAAAACGTAAATCACAGATTAACAAAAAATTCTACCCAACAAGGAGCCAATCGGAATATATTATATCATTTCACGATAAACAACCAAAGGTTGCCAAGAAGTGGGTGATTCTTGACGCCTATTTTGCTCAGAAATTGGCTGACGACAAACTATACACAGAAATACCACAAAAAGTTTGGGTTGAAAAGTTATTGGCGGATAAAGAAAAGGCATACCACATTTGGGGTAAAGTTTTTGATAGTGAAGAACTTCACGATTTTTGGTTACCAAAAGCCGCAATCATAAAAGATAATTCTGTTAAAGATGTTGTAATTGATTATTCAAAATACTCCCATCGTCCACCACTTGAACATCAAAAAGAAGCAATCCAAAAATTAGTTGAAAATAAAAAGTTTATCTTGGCTGATGATATGGGTCTTGGTAAAACAACTTCAACAATTATTGCGGCATTAGAGGCAGGGTCCAAAAAGGCTTTGATTATTTGTCCAGCAACTTTGAAAATTAACTGGAAACGTGAAATTGAAAACTATTCAGATAAAACTGTATTCATTGCCGAAAGTAAAAACTTTAGTACTGAAGCAGATTTTGTTATCATAAACTACGATATTATTAAAAATTTCCATGACACTAAGAAGAAAGATGAGTCGCAAATTCTTGCTTCCAATTTTGATTTGGTCATTGTTGATGAAGCACACTATATCAAGAATGCTACAGCTCAAAGAACAAAATTAATCAACGACATTGTTAAAAAAACCGACAGACTTTGGTTATTGACGGGAACCCCAATGACATCACGACCAATAGATTATTTCAATTTATTAAGTTTAATTGATTCACCTGTAGCAAAAAATTGGATGGCATACGCAATCAGATATTGTCAAGGTTATCAATTTAATGTTGGTGGGAGAAAAGTTTGGAATGTAACAGGAGCATCAAATTTGGAAGAGTTAAGAGACCGAACATTAGGATTAACTTTAAGAAGATTAAAAGAAAATGTTCTTGACCTACCTGACAAAATTATTACACCTGTTTACTTAAGATTAAAATCAAAACAATATGAGGAAGTAATGGGGGAGTATTACGATTGGTACGACAAGAACCCTGAAGAATCAAAATCACTTACGGTTCAATTCTCAAAACTAACAAAAGTTAGACAAATTATTGCCGATGAAAAAATTGCTCAAACAATTGAACTTGCCGAAAACATTTTAGAACAAGATAAAAAAGTTATCATATTCTGTAACTTTACAGATTCTTTAAATAAAATTACCGAACATTTTGGAAAATCCGCAGTTAAACTTGATGGTTCAATGTCAAAACCTGAACGTCAACATTCGGTTGACCAATTCCAAGATAATCCAAAAGTTAAAGTTTTTGTGGGTAATATTAAAGCCGCAGGTGTTGGTATTACATTAACCGCTGCGGAAGCCGTTATTATGAATGACCTGTCGTTTTTACCTTCAGACCACGCCCAATCAGAAGACCGAGCATATCGTTACGGACAAAAAAATAATGTTTTGGTTTATTATCCAATTTTTGAAAACACAATAGAAGGAATCATCTACGATATCCTAAACAACAAAAAACAAGTCATCGCAACAGTAATGGGTGACAACCAACATCCCGCCGACGCAGCAGAAGAAATTCTACAAAGAATTAATAATCTGAGAAATTAGGCAACTACGGATTATTTATATATAACGGATAATCCAAATTTATGAAAAAGACACAAGAGAAAATCCAACAACTAGAAACACAAATACTTGAAAACCACGTTAACCAAGAAAAGAAGTTGTTGATTACAGAAATGAAAAAAATAGGAATAGAAAAACTACCTTACTCCTATACAGCCCTCAAACAGTTTATTGACCCAGAGACAATGAACTTTCATTATAATAAACATTATAAAGGGTACGTGGATAAACTAAACGACGCATTAGCTAAAAAGAAATACGGAGATTTAGATTTAGAAAAAATTATCAAGACAATCAGTCGTTTTGATAAGACAATAAGAAACAACGCAGGTGGAGCATTTAACCACGCATTGTTTTGGAACATGTTAACTCCTGACCCTAAAAAACTTGACGGTGAACTTTATAAAAAGATAACCAAACAATGGGGGACCTTCACCAATTTCAAAAAAGAATTTGAAAAACAAGCAAAAGAACGTTTCGGTTCAGGTTGGGTGTGGTTAATTCTAACATCAAATAATACATTAAAAATTATGTCAACTCCAAACCAAGACAATCCATTAATGAATGTGATTGAAGGTGGTGGATTTCCTTTACTTGGATTAGATTTGTGGGAACACGCTTATTATTTAAAATATAGAAACAAAAGAGACGAATATATCACAAACTTTTGGAAAGTTGTTAATTGGGATTTTGTCACCAAGATGTATGAAATGAGAGTTGAAACAAAACTTACCGAATCAACAAAAATGAAACAAGTTTTAAGTGAAGGTAAATCTGAAATGTGTTCTCAATCTGAAAATGAATTTTACAGAATGTTGTTTAATGTAAATTCAGATGTTAAATGGACTTACATGAATGGTATCAATAAAATAATGAAGGATGTATTTCCTGAAAATTATATTGTAAAGCCTGAGAACGACCAATTACCTGGTGTTTATGACCTTGAAGGACCTGGTAGGTCAGTTATCAATAAGTTAAACACAAATTACACATCTTTTTGTATTTTATTAAAAGATTTAAATCAGGTTATTACAAAAATTCCTGGCAAACAACCAATTAGTTTCATGGATAAAAAACCTATGGAACAAAAGAAAGAGGTTGAAAGATTTATTAAAGCAATAGACCACTTCAAATATAGAATCTTTGATAAGGATAGTTTAACTCTTCATAACTTATTAAGAACCTTAACCGAAAAAGACAAGGCTGGTTCCAAAAGAGAAGAAATCACCGCGTCAATTCTCAAGAGACATTTTGGTAAAGATGTTAAGATTGAAGTGATTGGTGAGTTAGGAAACAAAAGGGATGCAATCCAAGGAGTTGATTTGGAAATAACAAAAGACGGTGAAGTTTTAACTGGTCAAATTAAACCATTTAGAACTATGATTATTGGTGAAGATGGGATTACTTTAGAGGGAACCGCAAGTGTTAAAATTTATAACACAGATTTAATGATTTTCCAAAAAGGTAAGAACGTTTTAATTTTTAATAAAAAACCAAAAATTGTTAGAGGTAATTTTGTGTTTCCATTAGATTCACTAATGTATAATATACAATAATAAACTAATTGATATTTATTAGATATGTCAGTAATACCAGAACCAGAAAGGTCAAAAATTTATACAAGAGTTAAACACTTATTGGGTGCACCAATTAGAAGTGTTGAAATTGAAGATGAAATGATGGATTCTTTAATGGAACTTTCAATTCAAGACTATGAACAATACATATTGAATTGGTTGATTGATAGTCAATGGGTTAACTTAGTTAACTTGAATATGACAGAAAAATCTGTATCAAGAGCATTGATTACAAGAACGATGGATTTTGAACAACAATTTTCATATTCATATTCAAAAATTGTAGGACTTCAAGCTGAGGGTCCTTGGGTATTAAAGAAAGATTATATCATTCTTGAGGAAAACAAACAAAACTACGAGATACCAGCTGGTCGTGAAATTAATGAAGTATTATGGTTTAGCAATCAACCTATTACCGCATTTGGTATGGGTGGTATTGGTGGATTTGGTGGTGTAGGTCTTGGTGCTAACGAAGCGGGGTTTGCTCAAATGGGATACCAAGGTTCTTATTTTATGATGTCAGGGTTTGATTATCTAATAAGAATGCAAGAAGCAAACATCTTGAATAGAATTCTTGGTGGTTCTTTAACTTATAGAATAACAGCATTACCTGATGGTAAAAAAGATTTACAACTATACAACGCACCTGGTAACCAATTTAATTGGGGTAACTATAGTCAATATGTTGGTAGGGCTGTGTGGTATTGGTATTATGATGTAACACCTGACAGTAGAGCCGATTGTTTAAAAAATAATCCTGATGTAATTAAATCACCAAATGATGTTCCATTAGAAGAACTTACTTGGTCTGACTTAAACGTACCTGCACAACAATGGGTTAGAAGATGGTTTACCGCTTATGTTAAAGAAACATTAGGTAGAGTTAGAGGAAAATATAGTGGAAACTTGAAAGTTCCCGATTCAGAATTAACCATGGACTACACAAGTTTGTTGACCGAAGGTAAAGATGAAAAAACAAAATTAATAGAAGAACTTACAGGGGCTGAAGGTTGGTTAACAAGACTAAGACCTGAAAAAGTTATGGAAAGAGAGGCATTAATAGCCGAGAACTTAAATAAACAAATGAAGTTCCGAGCAATGCCCCGTCAAATATATGTAATTTAAAATTATGGCTATCATTAAAACAATCCCATCTACAAGATTAATTAATGGGGAAATATTAGAAACATCAGAAATTTCAATTGTATCTGAAAGAGAATACAGAACTAATGGTGAAGAATGTATTATCATTAGAAATGTATCAGAATCTACAGTTATTTTAGATTCTAAAACAACTGACCACATTGTGGTAAAATCAATGACAAGAATAATAATTAAACCAGATATTGGTAAAATTGATGAAGACTACGATGAAATTGTTGCCGACAAATATGCTTGTATTGAATTTAGATTCTGTACAGGTAATTGGTATATATTATCTTCAGACGGTCTCAAGAACTCTTAACTTTTCTTGCCACCCCTCTTCCGCTAAGTCATACATATAATCAGGATTTAAACCTCGTTTTTCCCAATAAGACATTTCGGCATCGGTTATGGTTAACACATCTTCTAACTTATCTTGGTCTGACTCTTCAAATGGTTGACCATTAATTAATTCACATTGTGATGTTGTAAAAATACCTCTTTGTTCAGGGTCATTCACAATTAAAGCGTTTCTAATCTCATCTTTAAAACAAACCAATAATGGTTCAATTCTTTTATTAAAAGTTGTTATTGCTCTTGGAACATTATAATCGCCAGTTAAGTTAGGGTCATTATCCAAAATATCTTTATCTAACATATAACAGTTAATTTGTACACCATCACCTTTTTTCTGAACATCACCATGAGATGACTTAAGTCCGTTGTTAACATACAAAATAACATCACCCAAACTCACATTTAAGTTTGACTGTAATGCCAACTCCATGTGAGCCATACGACTCATACTGTTACCTGATTTAGTTTTTTCTGTTAAACGTTTCTTATAGTCCTCCATTGACAACTTAACCTTAGCTCTTTGGGCAATCTTACTTAAAGGTATTTTCTTATCAAAGATTGTTTGTAAGTACTCATAGTAGTATTCCACAAATGCTTTACCATCTCCTTGAAGTAACATTTTAATCCCTTTATCCAAAAACGCCTCAATATATAATGGAAGTTTCTTTGATTTAATACTATTGCCCGTTAGTTTAATTTTACCTTTAGCATCCATAACCGCATAGTTCTTACGGGCCAAGTTAATACATGAAGGCCAAACCCCATCCGTATCAAGAGCCATTTCACCTCTCATGAATATGTCGTTGTATTCCGCAACATCAGCTTCAGGACCATAATATTCTTTACCCAACTTAACTTTCCAATTTAATCCACGACCAACATAAACTCGGTCTTTTGCATCAGGTGGAGTTGAAAAGTTAACACCGTCCGTATCCATTACCAACGGAACATAACCTTTAGTCATGAAGAACTTAATCATTTGACGAAGATATTGTCTACCTGTACAAGTAATCTGTTCTCCCATATACATGTCTCCCCAAGCATAAACCTGTGGGGCAGATAATGCACCAAACATGGAGTTAATAAAGATTTTAATTGGTAATTGTTTGTTACCATATGATTCAGATTTCTTACGGTCTGATTCATAAAATTCTTCTGCAAGTTCTTTGTATTTGATACGAGTATCACGGAACCATTTTAACATTCCTTTCATTGCACCTGTTACGTCACAGTCGGGAAATACATCGTGTACCAACTGAATAGAAGGGTATAGAGACGAGAAGTCTAACTTAAGTACATCTTTAGAGTAACCAACCTTAAGTAGTCGTGAAAGACCTCCTACGAAGTCTGTCTTACCTTGTTTTGCGGGGATAG